GTTGACGGTTTTAAGAATGGTAAATCATATTTCTATATTGACACTTTTGTAAGGGTCACCGCTGCAACAACAGGTTATTCGATAGATATACCTATCCGATACGTAAAGAAAACTACAGTAGAGTAATAAAAGGATTATAAAATGGCCACAACGTTTAAGACATTTCTCAACAGCGACATCGTAACAACAAAGACACTACTTCACGAGGCAATACCAATTACTGGTGCCATTGTATCGGGAACGTACAATAGAGATGGAAGTATCGCAACAGAACTAAACATCAAAAACTATTCACACAAGATGTTTCAGTCTGTTTTTGATTATCCTTACTTGAGTTCGTCGGCCAACCACATTTTTGATATCTCTGCTGGCTATTCTACCGGATCTGTTTTATCTGGAAATACAAAGCAGGTAGCAAGAAAAGATCAGGAAAAGAAGATTCAGATTTACAACCAGATGGCTCAGGTGCTTATGGGCCACGACAAAGACGGAAACATCCGGGCCTTCGACCAAGACGGCGACGTCACAGGAAATCCAGCAACTGGCAAGATCCACGAAGCATTCTTCATTAATTTTTCTAGACTTCTAACAAAGGACGAAATTAAGAAGGGTTCCTTTACTATGAAGTTGGGAGTATCGCCTCATTACGGTACGCCAGACGCTCCTAGCGAGACTACTGGTGACTTGAGAAAGTACACAGGAAGAACAATCGTAATAAAAGACACAGGAGCAGAAAATGAGTACAGGATCAACTCCCCAGCTGGCGAGTATGGAATTTTGTCGGCTTCTTCAGGAGGAGAGTCAAACGCGATAACAGCTCCTATTGCACATGGATTGACAACCGGCTCTAATCACCCAACTTTGCCAGGAAACATCGGACTTATTTTTTATCAGGCTGGTATTGTAGTGTT